CTCTCTATCTGTCCGTATAATAGATTTTTCGTTACAACCTTTTTCCATGCTTCTTGTTGTACTAACACACCTATCCTCTTTAGTTATCTTTGAGGATATACTTATATTGTTAGCCTTCCAACCATCAGAAGTATCTCTAATGTTGTTTTTTAAAAAATTTTCAACTGCGCAAAGGGACTTTGGATTATGCAATATTGAACGCATTCTCTTGATATCATCCAGGATAGATGCTATATTGTATTTCTTCATCTCTAAATAAGGAATTTTCGTCTTACGTATAGTCCCATTACCCTTTGTATGGATGGAAATAGTCTCATGAACTCGGCTTAACCTCATAAGAGGAGAAGTACAATAGCCTTTGTTCCAAATGATTTCTTCTTTAAACTTAAATCCTAAATCTGAAAGGATTGTATTCCATCGGTAGAATGATGTGCCCCTACCAAATATGATGATAAAACCATCTTTCCTTAATATTCTTTTAATTTCCAAAAAGAATGAATTCTCATCAAACGGCCTATCGAGTTTCTGATTTTTTAGATATAGATAGGGTGGATCCGTTAATATCACATCAACACTTTCAGAAGGGATATCCTTCATCCCCTCAAGACAGTCTTTGTTATAAATTCTATTTAATTCGATCATGGTTAGTCTATTTTCTTGTCAGTTTTTTCATCTTATTTTTGATTTTTTGTAATTTATGATCCTTCTGTTCATGATCCTGAAGGCATCCGTGCATTCCATCTTCTGGTATTTTTCCATGTCGGCGATATGATCGTCTACGAAAGCATCAAATACCGCCAGCCAGTTGTTTTTCTTCTTTTTGCTGTCAGACCGTTTCTCTTTTTCGACCGATTCGGGGAACAAGGACGGATAAGCTCTTGACAGCCATGCCCGGATCATGACCCAGTTGAGGAACACTCCCATCCGTTCAGGTATTCCGTATTTTCCTGCTTCAACGGCGTTTTTTCCAATGTCAACCAAGCGGTGCCTGTTGTCCTCTAGGAAATAGGTCTGGTCTTTACGGAGATACAATGCCCCGATCATGCTGTCCAGGATGTCATATTGCATTTTTTCCTCTTCATAGACACGGGCAAACCGCTCGAAGAATGTATCTACTGTCATGAACTGCTGCAATGACACGCCCTGCAGTTCATTCTCCGGAGCATACAGTCTTCCTATTCTCCGGATGAAGAAATGCGAGGCCATCGGTTTTCTGTTTTTCAGGAATGAAAGTTTCCCTGCCAGCACATATTCATACCATGGATCCAGCGCACCGGAGATGGATTCCGGAATCATAAACATTCCGGAAATGAAACTCCGGTCACTTACCTTTCCAGTCATCACATCTACTGCAGCAAGATACTGTCTTTCCGTCAAGTCATTCCATGAGTCCGGTATCTGTCCGCTTACCTTTCTCCGGATTCCATATTTTCTGTAAGTCAGTGTAAATGATATCATCGATCCTCCTTAGGCCCAGAAGGCCTTTCTTTCACATCCTGAATTATCCCTGTCGAGAGCATGAAGGGGATTCCCGACGGCGTCGTCAGCCATATAAGTCGAGATGAGACGCATCAGTTTCGCAGTATATTCCTGTATGGCATTCGTGGCATCTGACACGGCCAGTTCCAGACGCATGTCCGATACCGGAGTCTTGGACTCGTTTCCCGGAGTCTGCACCTGCGTCTGCTCAAAATACAGTCCCCGGTCGGTAATGGATCCTGTTGTCCGTAGCAAGGATAGGACAGCCTTCATAATAACCACTTTCGCACAGGCCATACGGAAATCATTGAAGGTGATATCGGTATAGGTCCATTCCATATCTCCTGACAGCCATTTCTGCAGTTTGGCAAACAGGTCATCTCCCAGTATGGGCTGCAAAGACAGTTCCTCTATCTGCTCGATGACAGGATGGAGACGAAGAAAGATGATCCGTGAATTCTGGATGTAATAGATCTGCTGTATCTCTGTCGTGTTTTTCACAATACTCTTCTGACTGACCGTATAGGCAGGTGAAGACTTGAATGCATCATAATCAGACACATTCTCCTCGAGAAAAGCAAGAACCGAGTCAAGGGCATTGAATCCCTTGCTCTTAAAGTTGTTCCGGAGATTATCTTCCTGGTATTTGTATGCTCCGGTGAAATCACCGGACTCAGACTCCTGTCTCTGGAATCCCTGGTCTGTAATTCTCAGGTTCAGGGCATCAAAATCCGTCCACATGGCAATATTTGCCACTGCTTTCTGTGACAGATACAACAGTTTACCGTCTTTTTCTGAGCGTTGCTCGGGATCTTTTTCATATATTTCCTGGATCTTTTCCATCATATTGTCTCCAAGCAGTACGAGGAGATATTCATCCTGGGCGTTCCGCAAAGATGCCTGCATCTTGTTCCATGACAGGGAAGCAGAAGTAGGGATAATCTGCTGGATTTCGTTGTCAATTTTCCATTTCGTTTCTGAAAATATCATGTTTTTTGGATTTATGAAAGTGTTTTCTGCGTTCCTGCACCCGTATCAAGGGTAGTCAGGATCGTATTTCTGAAACGTAACTGGCATTCAGGCAGTCCGTTCATCTTAATATATAGTTCGAGAGGGTCAAGAAGGTTCTGGCGGTCTTTCCAGGCATTGGCGATGTTGACCAGGAACGCTTCCCGGATATTGCTCCCTCCGCTTTGCATAGAGTAAGATCCTCCGGGCATTCCGGCACCCATCACATTAGGATTGACCATCATCGAGAACAGAATCTCCGAATTGGCGGCAGAGGAAGTGACCAGGTTGTCATTCCCTGTATATTTGTTGTCGAGGGCATTTATTTTCCATTCTTCCTCGATGCGTCCGTTCATCTCGTTGACTGCATAGTTGGTAAACAGCGGTTTTTCCGCGTTCTGTGGACCCAGTAGGTTTGCTTCCACCGAATCCATATATTTGTTGATGGCAGCTTCACGCTCCTTTGTTGTCTTGAAATCGTTCACCGGGAACTTCTTGTCCCAAAACGAATAAGGAATCTGCACATGCCACTTCCATGTTGTCTGGTTTTTGTAGGCCTTTTTCAGGAATTGAGGTACCATATGGGCGATATCCACCCATCCTGCAATATATGCCGGCCACCAGCGCGGTTCTCCGTATGTCTCCTCGTTGCTCCAACTGTCGCGTACGGGAAAGATAAAACCCTTGTTCAGTTTGCCGGAAAATTTCATTAGGTCGGCCTGTACTTCAGGATTATATTCGTTCAGCACGGGGATGATATCATACTGGTCATCTGCAGGGATGCGTGGCCAGTATCCGCTTACCACTGCATTCCGGTTTCCGTAAGCATCTGCTTCCGTATATCTGTACCACAGCGAGTTGAGAGGATTCAGACCGTTGATCACTTTAAGATCCGCTCCAGGGACGAACTGTACCGCACCATTGCCGAACTTGAAATAGTCACGAAGTACTTTTTCCATGTATCTCCGGCACATCCTGCTGTCCAGGAATCGGGTTAGGTTCGGGTCGTTGACCGGTTCAAGTACTTCGTTTCCGTCATTGTCGAATCCGGTCACCTGGCACGGGAACAGTCCCTGTCCTAGAGTAAGGAACAGCAGATACTGCAGTCCGGTATTCAGGACTGTCGTTTCCGATATAGTCTTGTTCGCAAATTGCGGGAACTTGTTCCCTTTCCCCCATTCCACGACGCGCTGGTCACCGAAAGGGATATAGCTGTATATCCATTCCTCGTGCGGCATGAGAAGGTTACGCTTTTCGAAATCAGATTTTGCAGCAGCGTCGGTAAATGTATCTGAAAACATATTCTCAGAATACATCATCAGCGGAACGCCTTTTTTATTGTACAGTATATCCATTGCTCCAGTCTATTTTTTGATTGTTATATTCAAGGATGTTGGTTATTTTTACGGGGAAAGGATGAAATTCAGGATTCCCCTTGCAGTCGCACGGCTGTATTCCTCTCAGCCTGTACTGTTTGTTGTTCATTTTTCCTGCACCCTGTGCAAAGCACAGCGGAAAAAAGTGCAATTTCCCTGATGCGGTAACGAATTTCATTGAGAACATCCGTTTCCGTCCATACCGGTCATACCGGATATCAAGATCATCCAGCATTGTACTGGCATAGATCCATTTTTCTTCTTTTTTTTCTGCCATAAGTCATTAAATTAAGCAAAAGTACGGTCAAAGGGAGGATGGGAGAAGATCTTGTCAGTCTGGTCCCAGGGTACAAGACTGTAAGAGGATTCAGCGTCATCGGCAAAACGATAGGTTATCTTTGCCGTATCCGGTTCATTTGACGGCCGTGTACGGGTAAAATCCTTGTCTGTAATGGTTATTTTGCGGTATATTGAGCCTTCATACAGCAGCCATACGACCGGAGATTCAAGCAAGTCCCTTACCTGGTTCATCCTCGTGCCGTTGCAATAGCCTGTATTCAGGGTATAGGTGTCATTCACTTCCAGATCCATGGCCGAATAGTCATCTCCGGCATATCCGTAAGTGGCATTACGGTCCTGAGAATATTCTTCACGCCCGAGGAAATGGATGCTCTCGTATGCTCCAAGCATATTGCAGTATATCAGTTCCGTGCGCTGTGGATAGTTCCTGGTCTCAGGAGTGTATCTTACCTGGTCGATGATATTACCGCTTCCGTCAAGGATATAGACATCATAATACAGCAGGACAGCCCCCGGATAATCTGCAAGGACAAGAGCCTTCACGGTTGCCGGAGATACATTGAGATAGAGCAGCTCTTTCCCCGACCCGACAGGCAAGGCAACCTCCGTGTAACTTGCCATATTGTTGTACAGGTAAGCTACTCCTGCCTTGACAGAATGCGTCCCAGATCCCAGAAGATATATCATCTCCTTCGCATCGGAAAAAGTCCTTTTCTTCCGTTCCAGTACAGGCCAGTAAGAGGACATCTCCCCGGGATTCATACTGACCACACGGCGTGCATAGAAAATATGACGTATGCAACTGGCCGTGGCTGCTGCAGAGACATAAGTGATACGGACGTATATGCCGCGTTCCAGGTCTGCTTCTAAATTCTCTTCCTCGAATCCGGAATATCTGTAAGCCATGATATGGTCATTCCATATCTTTCCGAGACTGGAAATGAGTATATTTCCATTGTTGTCAGCATAGAAGTCAGATGACCAGGAATCTTTTATATCCGAAATACCAGAATCCTGTGCTATCTCGAAGGTCAATGCCAGCTTATCGTCTGAATTCAGACCTGAAAAGATGATCCGGTCGAGATTCATGGCAAATATTTCTGCTGCTGCAACGGAAAAATCAAGGGAACTTGTCATATTTTTACCATTCTATTAGTTTCAGACCTATACCGACGGTGGGTGCCTTGTTGTAAAAGTCCCATCCTCCGTATATTCTAATATTCTTGTATCTGTATGCTGCCATAGCAGCAAGATATTGCTTTCCTGCGATTCCGACTACTCCTATACCCTGTTCCGGAGGACGTGGAGCAACAGGATCAGTGATCTTATAGTCTACCATTCTGGAAATGATGCTGTTCTGTGATACCGTATCGGTCAAGGCTACCATCACGTTTTTCGTATTCACGATGGTATCATGATAGGCGAGTTTCCGGTAAAAGTTCTTGATGACCTTCAGCGTGTCAATATGCGCCGGAAGGGTGTCAAAGACTGTATCGGTCGGTTGCGGCACATATACCAGGTGCGCATGTTCCTTTATGATTTCCTTTGGAGCGTAATGTTTCCGTAAGGAAACGGAAACAAGGATTGCCAACAATATCAGCAATTCAATGAGAAAGAAGACAACCGCTCTCCAGTTCTTTCCCAAAAAATCCTTAATCTGCTGTATGTTCATCATCTTCTTCAGGTATTTTCTTTCCCAATAATTTGGAGAAAGTGACTTTCACGGCCTGCATGATCAGGTCGATGAAATAACTCTTGTCCTTTCCGTCGATCACGGCAAGATTTTCCAGGACTGATGTCGTGTTCTCGACAACGAAACAGACCATGAGGATCACAGTGATCAGGTCAAAGAGCCATCCGGTTGCCATCCATACCATATTCGGATCCTGCTGACGGGCAATGACCGAGAAAAGTTGCGTGGAAATAAATAGGATGAACCAGATGCAAAGCTTCAGAACGAATCTGGAGAACTTCGCACTCTCGAATTTCTCCTGTTTCTTATGTGCTGCCACCAGTCCGGAGCCGAGTTCTACCGACATGATCAGTATCATGGCAATAATCAGCACTGGCCATATATCCACGGCGGCACATACAGCCCCTATAACACTGCTCATTCCTGCAGTCTGGGCTGTAGGAGCATATTTAGTACTCGGAAAAAGACTCTGAAACAACTCCCGATAGGAATTGTAACCGTAAGATGCTATAAATTTATGAATCATATCTGTGTATTTTCAGACAAAGATAGGATTTATCGGTATTACCGGATAGGACACGAAAAAACCGAAACTGCATCACTGCAGTCCCGGTCTAAAAAATAAAGTTATACAAAAAAAATATTTCTATTCATTTTTTTCATACAGGATCCAATAGATATTCCCGTCAAGGACTTTCGTTCGATATCCATGTGCATGCATGTAATATCCGATATCCTTTGCTTCAGCACAGACCATCTCACTGAACTCATACAAGAGATCAGACGTCTTTTTGAAAACAATATCCTCTGCCTTTCCAAAAGGTGCATACCGTTCCTTCATGAGGATTTCAAAAAGATTGTCTTCTACATTCAGGACATTCAGTCCTGACCCTTTGGCAAAATAATACTCGGTGGCAGCACCGTTGCTTTCCTGTCTCCAGTTTGGTAGCATGTATATGGCATCACAATGCTTTAATTCCATCAAGTCAGCCATCAACCGGTCTGACCATGACACGGAATCATCATAATCAAAGGTAGCAGGATTTACCACTTCATATCCCAATGTTTCCAGATATTTCTGTGCCTGGTCAAACATTTCGGTATAGTCCTCTTTAGGAAGACCCATCATTTTACCGGATATATATACTTTCATACTCTTTTGTTTTTTGCAAAGTTAGTGGAATCAGGATCATCTTTATCGGACAACATCGGTTTTCGTATTGTCTCAAAGTCCTGTCTCATGTCACGAAGATAGGAGAGGATGAGCAACAGGTGCTTGGGTTCAAAAAAGCCTTCTTCCTGCATATTATAGTGGTCGATAAAGAAGCCTGTCACTTCGTCAAGGGTTTCAATATATAAAGTAGACATATCACCAGACTGCATCCCGTTGAGGACTTCAGCTACTTCCGATGTTATTATTGCATTATTCATATTATCCATAGTATTCATAGTTTATCAATTTTAATTATTTCATGAGATCAAATTCCTTCTTATAGCGTATGATTTTCTTGGCCATAGCAAAATCCATAAAGAGAATAGTTTTCTCCGGATGATTTTTCTGATATATTCGTAGTCTTTGAACAGGTCCAAAATTATAATTAACAAAATGATATTCAAAATCAACCACCATTGGCAATGATCTTTTGTTCTCATTATCCAGTTTGGAAGATTTATCCCGGACTCGATCAATGAAATCATCAAGAGATTCCTTGTCAAAGATACAATGATTATACTCTTTTGCGTATTCCTGTATTTCTCCCGCTTTTCTGTTAATAGGAGAATACTCTGTCATGGATATTGAAACATAATAGGTCATTTGCATCCTCCTTTCTTGCTGTGTTTGAATTTGAAGATAAGTACCATTGCTATTCCCGTCATGAGGATGGCAAGGATAAGATGTTCTTCTGCCAGGAATGCTCCAAGCATAAGACAGAAGAGAACAAGGTGAATCTGTATCACTTTTTTCCTCGTAATTGAGAACTCTGACAAACGACTGAAGAAATCACTCCTGCCATTTACCCAAACCTTGAATTGACTGTACTTTTTGTTCAAGCATTCTCTCCTCTTGAACATACGGACAGCCTTTGCGTTTTCCAAATGGAATAATTCTTGATTTTCCATATTGCGTTATTTGTAACCATGTCTGGATCCGCCAGACGCGGAGGCAAAAGAAAGCGGTTGCACATCCCGCTGGTTACAAATAACGACTTCGTCCGAGGACTGATCTTATTTACGAGATGGCAACCGCCATATTTTATAAAAGGGCATAAAAAAAGCCCAAACAATATGCTGGACAATTAACCGATGTCCCACGGAACGAATGATTTCGTTATTTGTAACCGATGGCAAATGTATATAATCTTTATGAAACGACAAAGGGTTTGCCTATTTTTTTTAGCAAACCCCTTATTTTTAACAATTCAAAGCATCAAAAAAATCAGGATCTTTTCCATGTTAATGGTTCATCTACATTAAAAGTGAAGATCTGACGACCATTCTGATATAATGGTAATTCAATTTTTATTGATTTTGCTTTTCTACATCTGGAAATGAAATCTCTATATCTCCGGATAAAAACAGTCTCACTTGATCCATCCTGAGGCTCATCAAACCAATATTTAACAGACTTATGATTATCAAATCTGACTAGAATATAATTATCATCCTCATATTCATTTCCATATATCTGCCCCTGGTCAATATTAATCATAACATCAGTTCCATATCGCTTCATATATCTTACTGTAATATTACAAGATGTACTTCCATAAGGTTCGCCTTGATCTACCATATTATCACTTGTAATATCAGCAAATATATCTTTTGTACTAGTCATATCATCAGTTTTAGTCCTGACATTCCAAACTTTCCTTTCTTCCACAGGCTGAATATCACTTGTGTCAACAATGCTTGTATCAATATCGGCTTTTACTTTAGTTGGTTTGCTCTTTGCGACTGTCTCCGTCTTTTTCGGGAAATTATTTGAATTAAAATGATCAACCAAAACATTAATTACAAATAATATTGCACAAAGAGCAATAACCCAACGGATAATTTTTTTGTTATTCATTTCGTTTTTCATAGTTATATTATTTAAAAGTTATCATAAAGATCATTAGATTTCTGTAATTCTTTGTCAATAAGATTTATACATTTCAAGAAGCTTTTACTAAAAGAAAAAAAAGAATTATAATAAGAAGAATCCAAATCAAAATAATCATAATCAGTTTCCATCCTCATTTTAACAACCTTATTCCTTTTTAAGATATTTATTATTGAATTAGAAATATCATAAGAAAAAGAAACAGAATATGTGGTTTTTCCTCCTATAATATCTATTTTATTATCATAATCATTAACATTTTTATTAGATCTTAGTTCTATTATAGAATCATTATTCAATTTCAACAACAATCTGCTTCCCTTATCCATACATATTTTATTTCGACTATTTGATACAAAAAAGTCGAGAGAATATAACTTTTTACCATTCTGATCAATAAAGCATGTAGTACTAAGATCAAAAAAATCCGGACGTTTATCTTTTTTCCGAAAGACATCAAATATATTATCCCGCAAAGCAAAAGGCACATTTGTAGTAGTTACAATACGGGAACCGTCTTCATTTTGTTTATCTGCATAGATTTTCTGTGCATTTACGTTAACCACAAAGCTTATTAGGGCTAAAAATAACAATAGAAATTTTTTCATAATCGCTTAAATTTAATAATTATATTAATATTATGAGTCAGAACGCATCATGTCCTCCAGGATAAGATTGTTCACATACGCCGACTTGTTTCCTTTACTATCAAGATATTCCCTGACCTCGTCATCAACCTTAATGGTAAGATTCTTCTTTTTCAATCCCCTTAAAGGATGGCCTGCACCTTCACGCCTGCCACCCCAATTATTTTTATCTATATTCTTGTTCATTACATTATTTACGCAAAAGTTCTTGGCAGTCCGTTCATCAATACCGCATCCCTGCCATCTTCAGTAATCCAATTATAATCTTCAATATCATCACCACTTTCCGGATAGCCTGACTGCCAGTCCATAAGGTGGAATAATGTGCCGTCGTCATAGACAATGCATGAGCAATCGAGTTCATCGTTGCAACGGAAAGCTACAAGATGCGCATTGTCTTTAAGGTCTGCTACTTTAGTAATTATACATTTCTCTCCGTTGGCAAGTACTGCCAATCTTTTTTCAATATCTTTTTTGTCGATCATAGTTTTTGCCCGTCATGCCGGTAGCGCAGCGTTAATATTCTACATCTCCGTAATTTTTCCGTCGTGTGACACGATGATTTTCCGATTCAAAATTCTGTCGTACATTTCGCAGTAATCGTAATATCCTCAGCCCCTCCTATTTTCGGTCAAGGGTTCAACGCCAAATTCTTTATCTGTCATTTCGCCATACTTTTTCTCTACTCGATCGATACCATTAATCATTGCCTTACTTGCTTTCATATTAATTGCCCGTCATGCCGATAGCTAAGCATTATATTAATAATTGTTGATTATATCATTCGTGTACTCTGTATGGGTTATATCCATCTCCGCCTTCATTCCAAAGATTGTCGTAATTTCTCTCGAGTTTTCTTCTTTTCCGCTCCGGGATGTTCATAATTGGGTCTGACTCTTCTTTTTTCTCTTCTTTTTCCGGTTCATCCCCTGCAAGAATATCCTCCATAGTAAGGTTGATAATCTTATCACAATCCTCTTTGCTGATGGATACTGCGACATGATCCTTGTCGCTTATCAGGAGCAGATAGCTTTTATAAGTTCCGGTCTTTACATTATAGGTTTTGCCCTCCAACGTCATTTCAATATTAGATGTATCATCATGTTCTGTTACTTCTACTCCATCCTCAGCTGTAGTGCGTGTGTATGTTTCCATACTACGTGTTACCTTTACGATAACCTCGGCACCTTTGGTACTTCTGATATTCAATGTTGTAACTTTGGTTTTCATAATCTGTATTTTTTAATTGTTTGTATTTCTTTTTTCTTATGCTACAAAGTTACATAATAAACTTGAATAAAGCAAGACTTATTCAAGTTTATTTCTTAGTTTAACACTATTTATACTATAAACCATAAAAAAGACGGCAATAATCTTCGCAGACTATTGCCGTCAAACCGAATTTCACACGTTTAACCTTAAAAATCAACAACATTATAAAAAAATGAACATGCTACAGGGATTCCAACCCTGTTCGGCCAGGCATAAAGCCTGAATAATATCAACTTATTCTCAACAACAAAAAAATCAATGACAAAATATTAAAACCGGGCTACACCAATCCCGGGCTAAACATATTCAATACTGCAAAGATAGAGGTATTATCAAAAATGCCATCGGACAAAAAAATCACCGAAAATTGACAAAAAGAAGAGACATTAAAGAATTTGCAACATGCTGATAATCAAAATAATAAGGTTGAAATGTGCAAAAAATCATATTAAATTCAAAATCATGGTCAACCGCGCCCTATTCTCCCAAGCGCAAGGGGGGGCGCAAAAAAACCGATATATGACAGCAAGTCAGTATATCGGTCATGGTTGACTGCGCATTAAACTGCGCATCAGACGCGCGCGTCTACAAAGGTATGAGTATTGGTGAGCAAGGCTCCGTACTTGGTCCATATCCTCTTGTCTACAGTGTCACTGAAGTGCGTTGCTTCCAACGGGGAAACGGATTGATTCCGTTCTGACCGTTTGTCTTTGGAGAACTTACCGTCCTTGTCAGTTATAACCCTGGTATTGTTCATCGATATCAGAGTATACTTACACTTGTCTCCATTGATACGGAAGTGTGGATAACGGGCATCGGTCTCTGCAAGGATGTTCATCCATAGCAGGAACTTGTCATGTTGCGGCGGTTCGATGCCTGGATGCACGCGCTGCTCTACCCTCCATCCGTTCAGCTGTAGTCTTGTAATGAAGATCTCATTATAACTCTTCTTGCTATTGGCATGCCGCACATCCCCATACCTGTCACGAAAGAGGATGACACATTTGTTAAGATGGTGCTCGTAGTATTTGCAGAACTTATCGCACAAGGAGTTTACCAACGTGTCATCCTCCTCGTTACGTTCTGCATAGAATTCGTTGATGGTACAATCGACAGGGAACAACGAAGTCTGATGAGTAGAGAAGTCATAGTTACGTTCCTGACCTACAGACAGGAACGATGCACTGCTTCCCCAGTCAGTGGATATCTCCAGAGGACGGCGCGGGTCACAGTCAAGATCCCTGCGACAGTCATTGTCCTTGGCAAGGGCACGCATGTCATAGTTATTGTTCTCGGCAAAATCCTTGATAAAGGAATCATTTGTGGCATTATAATAGATATGCCTGTCTTCAAGTTTGTAATAGCAACTCTCGACGCGGTCTACCATATAGTTAAGAATCTCTATCATGAATGACAGATGATCCATGACCTTGAATTGGTTGAGGATATAACTCATTCCTACATTCTTGATATTGTCAAAGATGGATCCCAGGATGAATAATGTAGAATCCTTGGAGACGAAAGGCGTAATCAACTTCCGCAACCGAGAACATTCATTCCAGGTATCTCGGAAAGTATCTTTGTCATTGTCTATCTTTGCCTGAATCAACTTCATCTGAAGGTTGCATATCTTGTTCCAGGTATCGAACAATCTGATTCCCCGTTCTTCCTCATAATACTTTGCCGGTTCAAGCAGCCACTTCTGCTGCGGAGCATACGGCATACTGCTGAAGAAGGCATTACCATGATGCTTCAATACAGGATGATCACTCTTCTTTCCGAAAATGAATTCATTGCCACGGTTGGTCGGCGCCACCTCATTGTCAAACTTTTCCTTGTTCAGAGTAAGCGCCTCGTCTGTGATATTGTAATCTACAGAAGGTCCACGGCTGTTTCCTTCTTGCGTTAGGATATACAGACAGTGTCCATTGCTGAAGGTAATGCAATGCTCAAAACTCATGATATGTTCATAAGGCTGATAGAATCCGTCCGGAGGCTGCCGGCAAATGACATAATCTCCTGTATGAGTGGCATAGTCATACTTTTTGTAACCCAGCGTCTCCAGCATCTTGAATGTAGACGGCAAGGTCTTGGTAAGAGCCTGGCCTATTGTCGCCTGAGTCAAAGAGGTAATACCTCTAGGCATCAAACGGACGTTTTCGTCCACTTCAGATCCGGCAATGAAAGACTTTCCGGTGGCACGGGAAAAAATGGCATATTTGTTCTTTGCTTCCAGCAACATATAGGCCATCTGAGCCGGATTGATCTGAATATCCTCTTCCCAGTAATCCTGCTGCATCAGTTCTTTGTTTTGTCAATATTCCGTAAAAAGATGACAAACCGCTTTCCGTTCCTGCTCTGTATCATCGGCATCTGTCCGGATGCCTTATAAACTTCATCGACATCAGACGGCATGAATTTTTTGGAAAGCGTACAGATGATATGGGTACGGTTCACAGACACAAGGTCTATCTTACAGTGATCAGTGAGATAATTGATCAGTTTGTGATTCTTCAATATTTTATTGTTCATATTATTATATTATTATGAGTCCATTATTTCCTCTGCTTCTGCATCGTTTATCGGAGCAGAAAGAGAATCTATCATTGTCTTGAGACTGTCCGGAGAAAGGTCACGGACCTTATCCAACGGGACATTGAAATTATGACCGTTATTGTTAACCTGCAATACAATCATATTAGATTGCATGCGGCGCGGGTCTTCAACCTGTACAGGCCGGTCTCCGATAATTTCACGCAATACTTTTTTCGCCTTGTTCCATTCCTTCAGATCATTCTGCTTCTTGCATTTGTCGATCAGTTCGATCTGATCCTTGATCATCCAGGCAAGAGTAGCGTCAAAATCAAAGGTATGCTGCGTCTTGAAGAGCTGCTTGGAAAGTTCCACATCCCTGGTAGCTGTTTTATGCGAAATATTGTATTTTGCCTGCAGCATCATGGCAACATTCCTCTCATTCGGGTAAGAATCCCATAGCTTTGCAGCTTGAATGACCCGTCGTTTTTGCGGTTCATATTTTGCAGGCAACGGCGACCCTTCCGGATCAAGGATGCTGGCAAGAATATCGTCTGCGGAAAGATCCGCCAAAGATTTGTTGTTCATTATCCAAATTTAGCCAGGGCCTTATCGGCCTGATACATTTTTTCAGTCAATATCTCAACTTGTTTTTCCAGTTTAATCCGTAAAGGGCAATCCGGCATAAGATGCGGTTTGTCAAGTTTCTTTTCAACCTGATATTGCAATAGATTCTGTTTTTTTACCAGCGCGCTTTTTATGGTATGGCGGCGTTTCTTCAAAGCATCCAATGTCATATCCTCGAAATTCTCATCCTTGATGCGAAATGAAGAGTTTGAAACATCACGTACCGGTTCATTCTTTTTCGGAGTTTCAGCCTTCACTTGCTCTATACCGTTGATTTCCTCAATAGTCGGAACAATATGTTCTTTTTCAAAGCGTTCCCGGAGAGGATATAGCGCATCCATATACTTTGTAAGGGATTCGATGTTGTCAGAAATATCTTTCCGTTTTTTGCAAG